ATTGCTACCAATGGCCCTCGTGCTGTTTGGTCTTTGATGAACGTTATGACTAACCCAACAGACTTAGGGAATAAAGAGAAGATGGCTGCTGCTAAAGACTTCTTAGACCGTGCTGGTTTTGTAAAGACCGACAAGGTAGAAGTCAAATCAGAAAGCCCCCTGTTTATTTTACCTCCTAAAGAAAATGAAGCTTGATAAAACTTGGAAACTTCCAAAGCCTGACAAAACCGAAAGTGGCTATGTTTGGCACCCAGTAGTAAGAGTAGGTAGACAAGTACCATTTGGGTACTCACAAGATCCAGATGACAAAGATATTATTATACCTATTCCAGAAGAACTAGAACTGTACGAACAAGCGAAAAAACACCTAAAGCAGTACAGTTACCGTGATGTAGCCAATTGGTTAAGTGATCAATCAGGTCGGCATATATCACATGTAGGACTATATAAGAGAGTTAGACTTGAGCAGAAGCGTAAGAGAGAAGCTGCAAACCAACGCTACCTTGCCGAGCGGTACAAAGCGGCGCTCGACAAAGCAGAAAAAATCGAAGCCCAAATCCGTGGTGGTAGAGAAGAGTCCAGCCCAGCCGAAGCCTGAGCCTATTGATATTGAAGAGGCAATCCGTGAAGTTATCTTTGAACCCAACGAGGGGCCACAGACAGACTTCCTAGCTTCTACAGAACAAGAAGTACTTTACGGTGGATCAGCAGGTGGGGGTAAGTCCTACGCAATGATTGCTGACCCTGTGCGGTACTTGAATAATCCTAATGCTAGGATGCTCCTTGTACGTAGGAGTACAGAAGAACTTAGAGAACTTATCTCAGTATCCAAACAGCTTTACCCTAAAGCTATTCCTGGGATTAAGTTCATGGAACGAGATAAGACTTGGGTAGCTCCTAGTGGTGCAACTCTCTGGATGTCTTACCTAGACCGTGACGATGACGTTATGAGATACCAAGGTCAGGCCTTTAACTGGATTGGCTTTGACGAACTTACACAGTGGCCTACTCCATACCCTTGGAACTACATGAGGTCACGACTTAGAACAACTAGAGCTAGTGGCTTACCGCTCTACATGAGAGCTACTAGCAACCCTGGAGGTCCAGGACATCAGTGGGTCAAGAAGACCTTTATTGATCCTAGCACTCCTAGTGAAGCATTTTGGGCAACGGATACAGATAGTGGTGAAGTTATATGCTGGCCGAAAGGTCACACTAGAGAAGGTGAGCCACTGTTTAAACGTAGGTTTATACCTGCTACCTTATTCGATAATCCTTACCTAGCAGATGATGGAATGTATGAGGCTAATCTTCTGTCGTTACCTGAGCATCAGCGAAGACAGCTACTAGAAGGTGACTGGGATATTAATGAGGGTGCAGCCTTCCCAGAGTTTAATCGTAAAGAACACGTAATAGAACCTTACGATATACCTAACAGCTGGGTAAAGTTTAGAGCTTGTGACTACGGCTATGGATCTGCTACAGGTGTACTATGGTTTACTGTAACTCCCTCTGAGCAAGTAGTTGTTTATAGGGAGATGTATGTCTCTAAGGTTACTGCTACCGATCTAGCGGATATGATACTAGAAGCAGAAGATGGTGAAAAGATACGCTATGGTGTTTTGGATTCTAGTTTATGGCATAATCGTGGTGATACTGGGCCATCACTGGCTGAACAGATGATCATGAAGGGTTGCCGTTGGAGGCCTTCAGATAGGTCTAGAGGCTCTCGTGTAGCTGGTAAAAACGAAATACATAGACGTTTACAGGTAGATGAGTTTACCGAAGAACCTAGAATGGTCTTTTTTAATAATTGCACTAATACTATTTCCCAAATACCTGCTATACCTTTGGATAAGAATAATCCTGAAGATGTAGATACACATGCAGAAGACCACTTGTATGATGCCTTAAGGTACGGTATAATGACTAGGCCACGAAGTAATCTATTTGATTTTGATATAAGTAGTCAAAGCACAGGGTTCCAAGCTTCAGACGCAACCTTTGGATATTAAGGATAAGACATGGAAGAAGATTTTGAAGACATGATCATGGACACGGAGGGAACTTCGTCTATTGATGATGTTAAAAAAGAAGATTACTCAGACCCAGCAGCAGGTCAAATTGTAACTTTTGTACGGGATAAATACTCAAAAGCTGAGACTGCACGTCAAGTTGATGAAGAGCGTTGGGTACAAGCTTATCGTAACTACCGTGGCATCTATGGTCCTGATGTACAGTTTACTTCCACTGAACGATCTAATATCTTTGTTAAGGTTACTAAGACTAAAGTACTAGCTGCTTACGGTCAGATTGCTGAAGTTTTGTTTGGTGGTAATAAGTTTCCTATCACTATTGACCCTTCTATACTACCAGACGGTGTAGAAGAAACAGTAAGCTTTGAAACTAACCCAGATCAACGTAAGGCTCAAGAGTCATTACCTGATCTACTTCCTGGTGAAACAACTCAAGATCTTAAAGAACGTCTTGCAGGTATGGAAAAAAATCTTGATCCAGTAATAGATTACCTGAAACCTGGTGCAGCTAAGACCCCTACTTCTCCTCAGTTTCACCCTGCGGATGAGTCTGCAAAGAAGATGGAGAAGAAGATACACGACCAGCTAGAAGAGTCTCACGCAAAGAAACACCTACGTGCTGCAGCCTTTGAGTCAGCTCTGTTTGGTACTGGCATTATGAAAGGTCCATTTGCTGTAGATAAAGAGTATGCTAACTGGGATGAAGAGGGTAATTACTCTCCTATGTTTAAGACTGTCCCACAGACTAGCTCTGTATCTATATGGAACTTCTATCCTGACCCAGATGCTGCTACTATGGAAGAGGCAGAGTACGTTGTAGAACGTCACAAGATGTCTCGTTCACAGGTACGTGGTCTAAAGAATCGTCCATACTTTCGTGAGAATGCTATTAGCAATGCTCTAAAACTTGGTGAGTCCTACAACAAAGAGTGGTGGGAACAAGTTATGGAAGATAATGGAGAGCAGGAACAAGCAGAACGCTTTGAGGTTCTTGAGTTCTGGGGCTTTGTAGATACCTCTATCCTAGAGGAACAAGATGTAGATATTCCCAGTGAACTTAGAGATGCAGAGCAACTCAGTGTCAACATCTGGATCTGTAACGGACAAGTTCTACGTTTAGTGATGAACCCGTTTACTCCTTCCTACATCCCATACTTTGCTGCACCTTATGAGATGAACCCTTACAGTATCTTTGGTGTAGGTATTGCAGAAAATATGGATGATACCCAAACCCTAATGAATGGGTTTATGCGTATGGCAGTAGATAATGCTGCACTATCGGGTAACCTACTTATTGAGGTTGACGAGACGAATCTCGTCCCAGGGCAAGACCTCTCCGTGTATCCAGGGAAGGTGTTTAGGAGACAGGGAGGGGCACCTGGTCAAGCCGTGTTTGGAACCAAGTTCCCTAACGTATCTAACGAGAACATGCAAATGTTTGACAAAGCAAGAGTCTTAGCAGATGAGTCAACTGGATTCCCATCTTTTGCACACGGACAAACTGGAGTATCAGGAGTAGGAAGGACTGCTTCTGGCATTAGCATGCTTATGTCTGCAGCTAACGGCAGCATACGAAATGTTGTCAAGAACATAGATGACTACTTACTTGGACCACTAGGCAAAGCCTTCTTTAACTTTAATATGCAGTTTAACTTTGACTCAGATATTAAAGGTGACCTTGAAGTAAAAGCTCGTGGCACTGAAAGTCTTATGGCTAATGAAGTACGTAGCCAACGCCTAATGCAGTTCCTGCAAGTTGTACAGAATCCTGCACTAGCACCGTTTGCACGTATGGATTATATTGTACGTGAGATTGCTAAGTCTATGGATCTTGACCCTGATAAGGTTGGCAACAACATGGCACAGGCAGCAGTACAAGCTGAAATTTTAAAAGAGTTCCAAGCAGCTAATCCACCACCAGCACCAGAACCAGGAGTAGCACCTCCAGCTGGTCCTCAGGGCGCTCCTGCTGGCGCACAGGTACAGGATACTCAAGGTAGCGGGGGTGGCACCATAGGTACTGGGACAGCTCCTACACCAGGAGAACAGGGCTTCTCAGGTAATCAACAGGTACAATGAAACTGGTCGTGAACAATACACTAAAGCCTTTTGTAAATAACCCAGAGTTATACACTCCGTTTATCGAAGAGATTGCTGAACGGATCGCCTTTACACATGTAACACTAGAACAGTCTAGAGAGATTGATGAGATCTACAGGCTACAAGGTGAGATACGTGCACTAAGATCATTATTAAAGTTGAGGGATAAAGTTAATGCCTGAGCAG